TTCACAATTCAGGGCGCTGGAACAAGCGGTCTAACTGGTAACAACGCGGCATTCACCACTACAGGTGCGGCTGCTTCTCGCGCTACAGCAGATACATCTGCTTACGCAACTGGTTATGACGGAATTCTTCCAACAGTTCTAGGTTCTAACTCAGGCTTCAACAACGCAATCAACTCAACATTCTCAACCAGCAACCCTGGCAACGAATATCAGGTTGTTTTCTACAATCTCTACAACAACGTTAAGGCTGACCCAGATGAAATCTTCATCAACGGCGCAGACCGCAAGCAGTTGTCAGACGCAATCAAGAACGGCTCAACAGCAAACTATCGTCTAAACCTAACTCAGACTGAGCGTGGAGATTACGTAGGTGGCGCAACTATCGGTTCGCTATACAACGAAATCACAGGCAAGTTGGTGGACATCACAGTTCACCCTTGGTTGCCACAAGGCGTTAGCCCTGTTGTTTCATACACACTTCCAATCCCTGATACAGAGGTATCAGATGTTTGGTCAAACTTTATGGTTCAGGACTATATGGGAATCCAATGGCCTGTAACTCAGTTTGCGTATGAATTCAGCACATACTTCCGTGGAACATTCTTCTGCACCGCTCCTGCTTGGAACGGCGCAGTTTCAGGAATCGTTAGCGCGTAGTTAGTTATCTGTAAGGTGGCGCGTCATATAGTGGGCGCGCCACTATTACAGGGAAGGATTTGAAAATGGGAAGATTAGTTGGACCAACAGGAGTACGTGGCGTTGATGTGCAAACAGAACGCGGTAAGTACAAATACAACACAAACAAAAAAGGCGTTATTGAAGTAGAGAATAAAAATCACGTAAAGCAGATGAAGGCAGAAGGTTTTTTTGAGGCTTCACTAATGGGCGCGACAACCAATAGTGAAAACATAGGATTTAATTGTACGGCTTGCGGATTTGGTTCTTGGTTTAAGAAGTGCTCACGTTGCGGTCACGAAAATGAACGCATTATGAAAGACGGTGACTAATGACTACAGGTATTACAAGCATTACGCCATTTTACGAACACTCATATTTAACAGTACAAGAGTTCAAAAACGCGCCAACTTCAATAGACATTGATAACTTGGTAGTTGGCGGTAATGCTGGCGCGCAGGACGCTGAACTTGCGCGCGTAATACTTCGTGCTTCATCTTTTCTTGACGAATATCTAAACCAAAATCTTGTAGCACAAAGTTATACAGAAACACAACGCACACGTTTTACACCGCAAGGCTTTATTGGATTACACCCAAATAACAGCCCTGTCTTAGCGTTACAAAGTTTTGAGTATGGCGCAGACCCAAATAATCTTGTAACACTATCGGATTGTTCAAAGGCTTGGTTTGAAAGTCAGTTAATTACTATTCCTGTATCACAACTTTCATTAACGTATTCAAGTCAAGGACCATTATCTTTTGGTGGCGCAGGAAGTAACTCTCAACAAATCTTTACTAAATACACTTACACGGCTGGATACGTCAATAACCCAATCGCTACTGCTACGCAAGGCGCGACTTCTATGACAGTTTCAGACGCTAGTGGTATTTTGCCAAACGGCGTTTATCGAATCTATGACGGCGCGAATAGCGAACAAGTAACAGTAGCAAGTAACTATGTATTTGGTTCAACTACAGTTCCATTAACAAGCGCATTACTTTATACACACGCGTCAGGTGTAACGTTTGGAAATCTACCTAACGCAATCAAGGAAGCAACTATTTTGGTTACAACTGCTTTCTTACGCGCTCGCGGTGATACTTCTATGACTATGAGCATTACAACATTTCCACAGAATAACGTAGAAGGCAATCAGCGTTACGGAAATGAAATTGCGCTTGCTTTGAAAATGGTTCAGTTGTACAGAAGGATTCGTTAATGGCTGGCCGTACAGGCGTACGTGCTACGTTATACAACTTCCTTACTACGCCACCCATTACAAACCTCAACCAAGTTTTCACATCTTTTCCAAAGCGTATTAACTTTCAACAAGGGGCGAGCGCAGGGCAGATGTCGCGTGGCGCAGTTGTTATCTTTATTCAATCTGAAAACGAAACACGTTTGGCTATTGGCGGTGCAACTAACGGTTGGAAGCGCGTTGATTATTCTGTAATACTTCAAGTGTATTTGCTCAGCCAGCATAGAAACGCTGAAGATGTTATGACGGATTTTGATACACTTATTGATAACATTAAGACACGGCTACGTTCCAACCATAACTTTGGTGATACAACAGGCACCTTGGTTTGGCAAGGCGCAGAGCCTATAATTAATGGGTCATACGGTGAACCAGCAACAAATCAAGAAGGCGCAACGGAGATATTTGCTGAATTACAGTTTGACGTAACCGAAATGATACAAGCATAGGAGAAACTATGAAGTACAAATATACAGGAACAGATGAAAGAGTGATTCCTTCGCTTGGTATCGTGGTGAAACCAAACGAAGAATTTGAAGCACCTGAAAACTTTGTTGCCGCAGAAATTACTCCTGTAGGCGCAAAACCAACCAATACAGTAAAAGCGTCTGAGGTATCAGACTTGAAAGCAGGAGAGTGACTAAATGGCAGTAATGAGTTCCGTACGTTCCTTTATAGGAATTGCAAAGGAAGCAACAAAAGGTACACCAGTAGCGGCAACTGATTATTTGCTTGTTAGCAAAGATTCAGTAAAGCCAGCAGATATTATTGACCCACTATACGATAACGGCTTGCGTGGTTCTAACGTAGTTAATTACAACTACATTCAGGGTCGCACACGTTCAACATTTGATTTTGGTGGCGCAGTATTCGCAGACCAAATTGGTTATCCATTAGCAGGTTTGCTTGGCTCTGTAGCAACTACAGGCGCAAGCGCACCTTTTACACATACAATCTCGCTAAAGAATAGCCTTGCGGCAGCGGCAGATGACCAACCAATTTCTTACACACTAACAGATTTCTATGCGGCGGCAGTTCGTCAATACCCAGGTTGCCAATTCTCAGATTTCACTTTGTCTTTCAACGCAGACGGAATGTTGGAATTTGATACAAAATCAACTGGTTGGGAATCTGCTACAACAACAGCACCTACACCTACATTTAGCACACTACTACCTACTCCTGTTTGGGTTGGTACTGTATCTATTGGTGGTTCTGCTGTAAGCACCGCTGTTGAAGGTTCTATTTCAATGAAGCGTAACGTAACGCCTATTTATGGAATCTCAAATACACAGAATCCATTTAGCGTTTATCTTGGACCAGTAGAAGTTACAGGTTCATTTAAGTTCATTATGGAAAACGATACTGAACTAACACGCTTCCTAAATAACACACAGCCAGCAATCGTTCTTAACTGGGCGCAGGGTGCTGGTGCAAGCGCAACTCAAATCCAAGCAACAATTACTAAGGGTGCTTACACAGCCGCAGTAATCGAGCGCGGAGATGATTACGTATCTGTATCTGTTGAACTTAACGGACAAGGAAATGCAACTGACGCTGGTGCGACAGGTGGCTTTGCTCCAATTAAGTGGGTTCTACAGAACGCAAAGGCTTCAGGAACTTACGCATAGTTTCTGAACAGTAGTGCTTGGGGGTTGGTTGTAGCAGACGCCTTCCCTGCTCCCACCCCCAAGCACCCTATTATTGAAAACTGGAAGGCACAATAAAACATATCGGAAGGAAAACAAATGGCAAGTAAGAAAGTTAAATTACCAAAAAGTGGGGCTGAAGTAGTACTACGTGACCCTAATGAGTTACGTGTTAAAGACCGCAAAAAGATTTACGCTAATGCTTCTAAGCAAGATGAAGGCATTATGCAAGCACTTTCATTTACAGACGGCTTGATTGCTGTTCTTATTGAATCTTGGACTCTTGAACTACTTTTGCCGTCAGTTAAAATTTCAATTCTTGATGAATTAGAAATGGCTGATTATGACTTTTTGGTAGCGCAAACTAAAGAAGCGCAAGAAGCGTTATTCCCAAAGTTGGCGCAATCTGAGGAAACAGAAAAGGATACAGAAAGCCCTTTCGACAACTCCAACGATTAAAATGGTTACTTGAAGGTGGCGAACGACACGAAGCCTTTACGTATCCCGATGAACAATGGTTTTATTACCTTTGTGCTAAAGAGTTTGGTTGGACACCTGCGCAAGTAGATGAACAACCTGCGGCTTTAATGGATTGGTTAATTGGAATATCTAGCATAGTGAAGCAGGTGGAAAGTGATATCAACAAACCTCAAACTGGTTAGACAATCGTTAGATAAAATGGAAAGCAACATTGGTCAAGGCGCGGAAAACTTGGCTACTGAGGCTATGTCTATTTTGATTCAATTATCCAAAGAACAAATCAAAGGTAAGCGCGGAAAAACTGATGGCGTTTGGGATAAAGCAACGGCAGGACAACCACCTATGAATCGTACTGGTAACTTGCGCCGTTCTATACGCGGACAAAAACGCAAGGTAGGATTTGCCAAGTACGAAGTAATCGTTGGTCCAACAATGGTTTATGGTCGTGCAGTAGAGTTAGGTGCTGAATACGCACCGCCGTCTTGGAGAGGAACTACCGCTATGAAGGGATTCCCATTTATGGCTCCTGCGTTCAAGCAGTTCCAACCAATGTTGCCACAATTAGTTCGCAAACATTTATCTGTAGGCGGTAAATAATGACAGGATTTTTACCACCAGCCATTATTGAAATCAAGGCTATTGCTGATAAGGCTATTGCCGAACTTAAAGAAGTCAATAAAGAGTTAGACAAAATGGACGGCACTTCAGGTAAGGCTAGTGCTGGTATTGACCGAATGCAACAAGCGTCTAAGTTGGCTACAGGCGCGCTATTTGCTATGGGTACTGCGTTTGCTGGTTTTGCCGCTGTTGGTATCAAGGAAGCACTTGAAGCCGAAACTGTAATGACCAAACTTGGTACAACTATGTCTTCTGTTGGCGTTAATACCGCAGAAAATCGTAAGGCTGTTCAAGATTTAGCGTCATCATATATTGACTTAGGTTTTGCTGATGACGCTGCCGCCGCAGGTTTAGAAGTTTTATTGCGTACTACTGGCGACCTTGATGAATCGCAAAAGTTATTAGCACTATCAGCAGATGTAGCGCGCACTAAAAATATTGGACTTGCTGAAGCGTCTGGAATTTTGGCTAAGGCAAGTATGGGTAATGCTAAAGCGTTCAAGGAAATGGGTATTGAACTAGATACTACTTTGCCAAAGTCAGAAGCAATCGCTAAGGCTATGGACCAATTAAATACAAAAATTGGTACGCAAGCAGAAAACGCTACTAAAACTTTTGCCGTACAAATGCAAATTGTTCGTGAACGTTTTAACGATACGGCTGAATCATTAGGGTCAATTCTTTTGCCGTTAATAAAAGATATGCTTGAAACTTTGAATCGTGGTATCAAGTTTATTCAAAATCACGCTACTGCTTTCAAAATTTTAGGCGGAATTTTCTTAACTGTAACAGTTGCGCTTGCCGCATATAACGCCGCAATAAAAGTTCAAATGGCTTTGACTAAGGCTTGGACAGTTATTACCGCAGTACAAAAAACTGCTACAGCATTATTAACAGGACAACAAATAGCACTTAATACCGCGATGAAGTTAAATCCTATTGGGTTAATTGTTTCTGCTGTTACATTACTTATAGGTGCTATGGTTTTGCTTTGGAACAAATCTGAAACTTTCCGCAAAGGTGTAATTGCTATTGGTAAAGCAGGGCTTATGGCTTTTGCTTCAATAATTCCAATGGTTGGCAAAGTTGGCGAAGCAATGTTGAAATTAGTTTTTACGCCTATGAAAACTTTGTTAAGTGCGTTATCACATTTGCCCGGTGTTGGTAAGTACGCTAAGGCTGGTCTTGATTTATTAAATAAGGGTCTTGACGGCGTATCTGATTTTGCAGACAAGGCTTCTGCTAAAGCCAAATCACTTGCGGCTAATCTTGATAAATTGAATAAACCAATCAAAGTAAATCTTGGTGGCGGCATAGATAATCTTAACGTTGGTGGTAACGTAAAAGGTGGCATAGCAAAAGGACCAACTCCTGAAGAAATAAAAGCCGCAAAAGATAAAGCCGAAGCAATTAAAAAAGAAAATGAAGATGCAATGAGACTTGTTGCTTCATTAAACGATAAAGTTGTTGAGGCTAAGAAAAAATTTACCGAAAAAATGGCTGATATTGAAAAGTCATACAACGAAAAAGTTTCTTCATTACGAGCAGAAGCCGCAAAGAAAATTGCTAAGTTAGAACAAGATACTGCGGAAAAACGTTTGAAGATAACTAAAGATACACAAGCCAAGATTGCTGACGCGCAAAAAAAGTTTAATGATACTATGGCAAGCCTTAATAAAAAGAAGGCTGACGATTTAGCAAAAGCCGCATTAGACAATACAAATAAAATTGCTGAGATTACAAAGGCAGGGCAAGAAAAACTTGAATCTATTGTTAAACAATCTGTAGATAGATTGCGTAACGCTTTCCAACAAGGTACTTCATTTAACGTTGGCGATATATTCAAGAATCTTGCTGAGACAGGTAAGCAGTCTGCTGACGGATTACTTGAAGCATTAAAGAGCCGTTTGGCTGGCGCAAAGAAACTTGCTGAAAATGCTTCTTACTTAGCAAGTCAAGGATTCTCGCAAACTTTCATAGAGCAGGTTGTAGCACAAGGTCCAGAAGTAGGAAATCAACTTGCTGAATCTTTGAAAAACGCTACGCCTGAAACTGTTAAAGAGTTACAAAGTACTTATCTTGAAATGGAAAGTACAACAAATAACGGATTAAATGCGCTCGCTAGTGCTATGAGTACTGGTGCAACTTTAGCCACAGATGAATTACGCCAAGCATATCTTGAAGCACAGCAAGATACTGCTGAAGCGTTAAAAGCACAAATAAAGAATTATTCTGAAGCGCAAGCCGAAATTATGAACAACTTTAATACGGCTATGGCTGAGGCAGAAAAAGAACGTGACGAATCTATTGCTAGTTTGCAAAAAGATTTGGCTGAGGCTCTTGCTGAAATTGACAAAGATTACAAAGATTCATTAAAGCAAATTAATGATGATTTGGCTGAAGGTTTGGCGCAAGCATATAAAGATATGCAGGAAGCGCAAGATGAGGCACGTAAAGCACTTGCCGAAACTTTAGCGGATATTGAAAAAGAATTT